ACCTTCTTAATATCAAGGTGGAACGGGCTTGAACAGATCTGTGTCAATTGTGGTAGGTATCAGGGTTGAATGTGGCACCGCAGCATGCACTTCGGGATGTGCAGCCAGTACATAGTCTGCTGCCTTTTCGCACTCTATTCTTATTCCTTGATCTGGTGCCCTTCTTACATCCCCACCGTGATAGTGCATGACAATCTTCTTGCCAGGAAAGGCTTGTCTTAACATCGGTAGCATGCCATAGAGAAAATGGACGTGCAACACATCATAGTCTGCTGCCAACTCTAGAGCCTTTTCATAAAAGTCCACCAAGTCTGAACGTGCTGGACCATTGGGAAATCCATAGTAAGGTAGAGATCCAAACGGGTCATTCTGAAAGTAGGAGTGGACATATGCCTCATGCCCTGCCTTTTGCTGCCACTTGGCTATAGTACATGCAACTGCGGCACAATCAAAAGATATGCAAAATTTTCATTTTACTTTCATCACCTCAAGGGTTCCAGACAGCCCTCTCTCTGACGATATATTCCTCGGCAACACCAGAGCCTAACAGATCTTCTTCCTCATGTCCAAACTTTTTGCTCACGCTGGTGGATTTCTTTGCACCCTCCTTCCTGTTGATATAATATCTCCCAATGAAGCATGCCAGCATCAGTGCCATTACCAAGTCGTCATGCTCTGCCCCCTCTGCGTGGTAGGTGAACTTTCCAGCCTCAGTCTTGTGCTCTGCAAAAATCGACATCTGTCTTTCTAATTCATTTAACTCCATTGTCTTTGTCCTTGGGAACCTTAGCCTGCCTTCCTGGATTAGGACAATCATGTACTTGACCATCTCGTTCTTGTCCATGATTTTGGGAGAGTAAATCTTCTCCTTTGTCTTTAATTCCCTGCCCGTGGTTACTGCTAGTACAGGGAGTCTATGGTGCCTCTTGAGGACCTCGACAACATGTTCGCCTGTATTATTACGTTCAACCACATAATAGGCAAAAGGATGCTCACTATGTATAACGGCAATTTCTTTTTCAACGTCAAGATACGCTCTACCTAGCCACCTCTTTGCACCCATGACGTAAATGGCTTTGTTCTTGATTTCAGTTCCCACAAATGCAAAGCTATCCCTTTGCTTGCCTGGGTCTAGTCCTGCAATCCTCATGCCTCTCTCCCCACGATTTCAGGCAGTCCCCTCTTTCTTCTCAATTCATTCTCATAGGGTTGTTTCCACATGCGGTATTTCTTTTTTCCTTTCAGGTGTACTGGTGAGGGATTCTGATGGTGGTGTATTGTGATCCCCTTGACTGAATAGTGGCTGTCAAGCCAGCTCTGCTCAAATCCACACTGATGCTTTGTGATAAAGTGTAAGTCATGGTAAACCAACCCGTCAAGCTTTAGAAGCCCTGCTGGATGCCAGATATAACCTGCGTCATTCATCTCCACATTAAAGACAATATGGTCAGATTTTTTTGCCCTTTCAAGTTCCGTCCTGAACAGTGACCAGTCAATCTCGACATACATGTCTGCATCAATGGAGAGAATAAAGTCACACCCTATCTTCCCTGCCTCCTCAAGGTATGTGTTCCGTTTTGTTATCTGGTCTGCTGGGCATCCCACGTATTTCACGTTAGGATATTTCTTGAGTATCTCAACACTCCCATCATCAGACAGGAGATTCCAGTATAGAAATTGTGGATACTTTCCGTCCACGCAGATGACATGGTCAAACCCCCTTAGGCTGTCAAGGCACCGCTTGAGGTTCTGTGCTTCCAGGAAGAAGTTGAGACCTACTGCAATTTTCATTCAAGTCCTCTCGCAATCCTTAACCCTTTCAATAAATGCCATGCAGGATAATATTTTTTACGCTCGCTAGCATCTGGTATCCAATTAGGAATTTGTGTTAATGTAATTGAACCAGAATCGAAAACTGTATCATTAGGAAGATACCAATTATCTGTATCCCCAGCATTTGTCCATGTTATTTGTTCTGGGAAATTATATTCTATCTCTTTCAATAAACCTCTGCCTCATATTCTTCCTCTGTATAGTCAGAGCCAAATATACTGCTTCTTGATGTGGTATACTGGTTGAGGTATTCCTGCTCCCCGTCCACTGTCGGGTCTTTTAGCATTTCCTCTGCCCTTTCCTTTGTGTAAATCCATGGTACTCCGTGCCATATGTTGTACTTTAGTTTTAGAAAACTGTTCTCCTCAATGTCAATGTTGTAGAAAAATCCCCTTCTTCCCTTGGGAGTTGATATCAGGAACAGATCCGATCTGTTGATGTCCACGATTGGCTTGACTGCGTTCATCACTGGCTGGTCGTCTATCAGATTAAACTTAGCCGCTTCATCAACGAAGATAGCTCCAATTTTTGTGAGTCCTGTGATTGCCTCTGGGCTTGCAGGTAATCCAATAAATTCAGTACCGTCTCTAAGCCGCAATCCGAGATTACCCTCCTTTCGTTCAATTTCTTGAGGGATGTTGTCATAGAGAGCCACAAATCTTCCGAAGATGTGCTTAGTTGTCTTTTCTCTTGTTCCAGCAATTATGATGTTTAGCTTGCCTTTGTATTTATTGAATCCTCTATATTGTAATATCCTCAGCATGATCTCTGTGAATCCTATTTGCCTGCTTTTGTTGACATGAAACTCCCTGTGGTTTGTGTTTGATATCGTGTCAATGAACTCTAGCTGATACGGTGCAATGGGTGTAGGTACTAGTGTGTCAGGATGCTTTGGCAGTCCTATCTTGTGAGTAAAACAGCAGTTGGATTCTGGATGTACTCCACAGTAGAATGGCAATGCACCTACTCCCGTCACTAGTTCCTGTCTTGTGAATAGTGCTGTTTCTATCTTTCCAAGCCTATCTAGCTCTAAGAAGTTCTTCCTTACGCAAACCTGCCAATCGTTCCAAGTCTTCAAGTCTCTTATCATAATCTAAGTTAGACTTTGCTAAAGTGTTTTTGATAACGGCAAGATATCCTATTGACCGTGATATATCCAAGGTTAACCTGACATCATCTGCTTTCTGTAGTTTCTCATTGAGGTTCGTAATGAGATTGCGTAGTATCTTACCCTCGGGTTCATTCTCATACCATGGCGTTTCCATATGGTGTATAACCCCCCCCCCTCTAAAAAGGAACTAATTTCGCCTTTTTGCCCGTCAGTTTCTCCCACCTGCCAACGATAATGTTACAGAAATCTGGGTCAAGTTCCTTTTTTTTGAGCAATTTTTCCTTATGCTCTGGCAATGTAGCGTCACCACACAGCAGGCGATGCCTTCCTAACTGCCAGAGTTCTCCCAGCTTGACACGATTCATTGCCTTCTTATCTAATATTATCTCATTGAGCTCTTTGGACTTGCCAAAGTTGGAACCATAGGTGGTGGCGTTTGGTCCCGCAAATACCATATTGTATGGTTTAAAATCAAAATTTATCTCAGTGAGTGTTAACTCAAGGTTCTGCGTGTTCCATGGACTCTCGTTTATCCTGTTCTCCATAATCATGTAGGCTTTTTTTTCATCCTCTGTGAGATTACCAAGATATACCACTGGCACCTCTTTCATGCCTAACTTCCTTGCAGCCTCCAATCTTCCGTGTCCTGCCCATATGTTGTTCTTCCTGTCGATGACTATGGGCTGGTTGAATCCTATCTTGGGGTTTGACATTATCTTTGCCAGTGCTGCAATCTGTTCTTGTGTGTGAACCTTGACGTTTCTTCCCTGGGGCTTTAGCTTGTCTATTGGCATCATCTTTGACGGTGCTGTCTTAATCATAGATTATGATTTTTCTTGGTGTAAATAAGCCAATACCTGACAAATAGATTGCCTCTTTGGATTGTTGCTTTGTACTCTGTTTTGAAGCCCTTAAGCCTAGGGAATATTCCTCCTGGTGCTGAGATAATCAGTCTCTTTGTACACATGTCTGCCAATTTGTAAATCCATTTGAATCGGTTAAAGAGTGAAAATGGTGGATCACATATGATAGTCTCAAACGAACCAGCTCGGAACGGTAACTCCATGACATCACAGATCATGTCGGGTTTCACCATCGGATCAATATCCACACGCAGATCGCCAATCTTGGACATCCCACAGCAGACATGGAGTGTTGTTCCTATACAATGCCGTAGAAGCCAAAAGTCCGTCTTCTTATTCCAAGACCAATTAATCTGATATGTTTCGACTTTCGCATTCGGCCTTAAATCCTGTCTCCTCAATATCTACACCCTAGCACCTTGTCACGCACATTGCTTCTCCAATATCATTCTTAAGTGGTCTTCTTCTGAGGTTCCATTCCATCGTGCATGAAGAATCTCATGCCATAGTGTAGAAAAGCAGGTTCCGTAATAGTTTGCAGGCTTGAGCCCCTGTTTTTCTATGACTATTCTGTCATAAAGCACTGAATAATATGCAAGTTCCCCAGGGATGTCAATTCCTTCCTTTAGTACAATCAAGGTGACAATATAATATCCGTCTCTATATTCAGGCTGGACATAGATTGGCATTACCATGTCAATATCTTCAACTGCAATTCCATTGATTAATCCAGTGAACAGAAAAAAAAGGAGGGGAATCATATTGTTACTTTTAGGGATTGTAACAATACGTCCAATTTTGTTTCGATTCGAGTAAGACGTTCTATACTTCGTTCCTTTTCGGCTTTGACATCCACCATCATTTTGATCATCTCATCCTTGAGTTTCTCACCTATGATAGCAGATACGGCATCTTTCTCAGATTGAGTTAAATCGCCAGTCAACAGTTATTCCTCACGTTAACTGTGATTTCACCGAACTTGCCACCAGAGTCTTTGAGCTTTGCAATATACGCCCCAATGTCTATTCCATCAGGTACTACCCAATAGAGTTCAAATGAGCCGTTTGACTTTGTGTTGGTTGTAGGCGATGCCTCAAAGACTG